CTATAGATTTGCGAGCCATTTTTTCCCGGATTTTGTGTTAAGCCACACCAAAAATCCACCACCTACAACAGCACTTATTGTATATACTAAACTTAACATGTCCATAATCCACTTTATTTTAAAATTGTATTTCCTATTCTAATAAAAATGATGGTAGAGATTCCACCTATAATAACCCTGTATATGTCAAGGGTTATAAGCTTGCGAGCCATTTCTTCCCAGATTTGGTTTTGAGCCAAATCAAAAATGCTCCTGCTACTATAATGCCTGCGGTGAATATTGCTGCTAACATTTCCATATTGTGTTATTTTAAAATTAAGTTTCCAATATTGGCTAAAATTATGGTCAGTGTAATTCCGGCTACTAATATATACCAATTTATTCCTACTTCAATATTAGTATATAGTGGAGTTACACCACCTAATACCAATGCAACAAAAGTCAGTTGGGAAAGGTTGAAAAAATATCCTGCGAGTTTATCTCGTCTAGTTTTATCTTTTTCTTTCCGTTCTTTCTTTACTTCCTGTTGTTCACTCCAACTTCCCATTCAAATTAAGATTTATTGCAAATATACGAAAATCAAACAATAAACAATAACATAAACCATTTATTTAACACACTTCACCCTTCGGCAAATTGGCCAGCACCTCATCTATGAAAATTGATCGGTAGTGCGGACATTCCAGCACTCCCTTTTGCTTCGCTTCCCGGTACACTCTGGAAAAGAGCTTTGCTTTCTCCTGGATTGTTGCTGGAATCTCTTCAATAGGCGTAGACAGAAATCGACATCCCCACCCTTTGCATGAAGGGGAAAGCTGACAGTAGTCTTGATTTTTCCACTGACATGAACAGTCATATATGCTTTGAATCATATATAATAAAACTCCAATATTCACATTGCAGCACTAACAATACATTTGCTAATGCTGCAATTATCTTTAATTAATCTTCTAGAACTTTTATCCTATTCCTTATGTTCGTACATATCGATCGCCTTAAAGAATTCATCCTCATAGTTATAAATATCATCAAGGCTTTCAATAACATGTTTCACATCTTTCTTATTTTCATCAATGGTAGCCACATATTTTGTAGCTGTATTGAAATACATACGACAAATAGGCTTTCTATTGTTGTCATCAAGCAAAACGCTAAAGTATGTTTGAGCATCACGATATACTATACGGGATATATCCACTTTTTTCCGACAGATTGCCTTAACGATACGATAAGCATCAAGTTCTTCTTCTGTAGTAACGACTTTTGATTCTGGTTGATTTTCTGCTTGAGTTTCTTCAGCCGGAGTGTCAGTTTGCTTCGGTTGAGCCGACTCAATTTTTGAATCACTAACGGTTAAAGCACCTTTTAAACGCTCATTAATGATATCATTGATATGTGAAGAAATAGCACGTTTTACCAAAGGGGTAAACTGATCGATTATATTTTGCAACATTCTTCCTTCATATACTTTAGTCGCAAACATTTTCACAAAATCAGTGCTCGGTGAGGAAAATTCCTCCTGAATGATAGCCTTCAATTCTCCCATATACTTTAATTCACTGGCTGAGTTTAGTATATTGTCTACGTCAAAGTACGATTTATGAAATTTCTTCAACTCTTCAATTTGATTATCCCTCAAATCCGTTATATCCACTTCCAAGAATGGTTTATCATCCATTATATTGGGTTCTTTCAAATCTGTATAAAAACGATAAATAATACCATTAGTCAATAATCCAAACTTAGCCTTTGAAACATTGAAATAACGCAATAGTTGATTGTCGTGAAGATTCAAATCCTGCTTCCAGTGTTTACATTCAATAAGCAAGATAGGCTGATCGTCCTTCATTATGGCATAATCAATCTTTTCTCCCTTTTTTGTACCAATATCACAAGTCATTTCTGGCAATACTTCCAACGGGTTAAAGACATCATATCCCAAAGCATTTATAAAAGGCATGATAAAAGCGTTCTTTGTTGCTTCTTCTGTTTGAATGTTATCTTTTAATTTTCCAACTCTGTCTGCGAGTTGTTTAATTGCATCTTTAAAATCCATAGTATTTTATATTAAAAGTTTATTATACAGATTGCTTTCACTTGTTATTTTGCCGACATACACATAAGTACTCGATATACGCCGTACACCTCTGACAAAGGAACGTCAAAGTCCGAGAATTTCGGATCCGGGTTTACCGAATGGCATTTCACATAACCTTCCTTACCCTTGCACTCATGAAGTTCCTTTACTATAACCCCATTTGCAGTGTCCAAAACGTATGTTTTACCCCAGTCTATAAAAATATTGGGGTTTATCTTCTTTATCAAAATACGGGAACCTGAGGGGTATTCAGGTGCCATACTATCTCCATATACTGTAATGGCAAAGTCTACATCTTCAATGGGTGAAATTATAGCCTCACAATTTTGGAGCATTGCGCCTGGAGCCGCAAACCCCGTAAGCGTTCCTCCCATAGCTGACATGGGAAGAAGATATGTGGTGTAGCCTCCCATATCCCCTTTGTTTCGACTATCATTTATCGTACTTTCCAAAAAAGAAGATACAACAAATTTAGCCACGGACTCAGAACCGTATGCTTCTTCCAGCCTTTTTTTCTGTATCGGTTCTAAGTCTCTCATAGTCTTTTCCATTCCAGAGATATTTGACTGCTGACATTTTAGAATCTCTGCCAATTGCTTTTGAGTAAGATTAAAAGCCTGTCTAAATCCTTTCAAATCGTACATATCACTAATATATTAAGCCTATAATGATAATTAAAGTTAATATCAGTGATATTTATAGGCTAATATCATTGATATATCAGTGATGTTAGTATCTTTGCAACATCAAACAATAAACAACAGCACAAAGGAACGAAAAATAGTTCGGAAGTGCAAAAATATTGACTAACTAAAAAGAGGTAAGACAATGAAAAGATTCGATTTACGACAGATTATGAGAGATGCCCACAGAACTTACAAGTATGTAGGCAAGAAACAAGGCAAGACCTTCGGTGAAGTTCTGAAATCAACATGGAAACTGGCAAAACTGAATGTTACAATGCAGGAAGAGCTGGCAAGACAACAGGAAGAAAGAAATAACAAGGTGTTCACTCCGGTCAAAGCAGAAAAAGTCACTTTCAAAGCCGAATGGTCAGACTGCTACAACTCCAACAGCCGTGGATATTTAGGTTCCCAGTACTGCGGAGATTAAGCGGTAACGGCCAGTGAGCCTACCTTTTGATGGGATTACCGCTACTAAATGGAGTTTGACCATAACAAACAGGAGAAGCGACACTCCGCAACAACACATCCCGAAAGACTCGGAACTGGTGACATCAGAAGCAGATTTGAGTAGGGTTACGGGTGCAGTCCCGGAGGTAACTGAAAGCTGCCGTTTGCGTACTGAGAAAGGTACAATGCAATACGCAATATTCCTGAGTGAACAAGCGGCAAAGGGCGCCAAGCGTGTAAGGGTAAAATAAAAAGAGCGATCATGCCCCGAACGGTTATGCAGTGAAGAACAGTAGCTGACAACTCCGGTGGGAAGACCAGAGAGAGGTTATCGGGGCACAAACTAATAATATCTACTTATGACAATGAAAGCAATAATTGAAAAAATAGTAAAAATACGTCCTATACCCTATGGATTTATAGGAAAAGATGATACCGGGATAATCAACAAAACCGTTGTCATAAAGTTGTTCACTATCCCGATATACAAGAAAGAAATTTTAGTTCAGAAGAATATTTGACAGCTCCTGAAAGCTAAATTCCGTATGGATTTTAGCTCCATTTTGAAATAAAATCAATGTACCTTCATCGGTAGGCTTTACAAGCTGAACTGCACTTGCATTGATGATGCACTTTTCACCATCCACGGTGATTTCAACAAACTTGTTCATAATACTTAATTTTTTGTTTGACACCACAAAGTTAAGTAAATCCCCCAATAAAAGCGTGATGCCGCCAATCGGATTGGTTTGGGGGAACAAAACTAATACACAATCAAATGAAAGCAATATCAATATTATGCGCAGTATCATACACGATACTCCTTATTACCATGTGCGATATGGGCGTATGGTTCTGGATAGCATCCACCGCCTTCGCGGTAACATCATTAGTGATAAGCAACGAACTTGACAATATTGAAAATCAAAAAAAATAAAGCTATGACAACAGTAGAAGAGTTACAAAGCATGACACACGAAGACCTTGTAAGACGTGTGCAAGAACTGGAACAAGACCTTAAAGAAGTCAAGGAACAGAGCGACATGTGGTTCGATTCGTTCACCCGCCTACAGGCACGACACGAAAGCAGCATTAATGCTCTAGACAACATCGTTAAACTTGCTAAATTGAAGTAATATGGTAAAAGTAACAGAAAATTGGGCGGCCACATTGAGAGCGATGAAGGTAGGTGATATCGTTGTGTTCCCTGTGCGTGCGATATCTTCCGTCAACACAACCATTTCCAGACTAAGATTGGAGATGTGTGTAGAAAATGCCGATTGGAAACGAACAGGAGAGGTTGACCGCAAGCGCGGAGAGTTCAAAATCCAGCGTGTGTCATGATTACGCTATCAGAGCGCGAGCATCTTGTCGCCGAACAATATTGCAAGGGTTTAGCCGACAAGGAAGTAGCCGACAGTCTGCAACGCTCGGAATGGACCATCAAAGCACAGAAGCGGGATATATACAAAAAACTGGGTATTTCCAAAGATACCGAGCTTGTATTATACATGTTCTGTGAGCGCATGAAGATCAACTTCGATATAAAAGAGATACGTAAACACGGGCTTGAGCTATTCTTCTCCATCCTGTTCCTTGTCATTGCCGCATTGGATTTTCATCCCGACATGAGACAATGCAGCAGAGCAAAGACAAGAACCACCCAAGTATCAAGAACAAGACGAACAAAAACAGATTCAGATTATGAACTATACAGTTAACAACCAACTACGGACATCCATCTTATTTGATGGAACGGCAGAAGCACGGCTAGCAGACATCCTAGCCATCATGGACACTCATACATTCGGTAAAAGAGAAGCGGCCAAAATAGTTGGAGGCATAGGAAGGCTTATCAGACTGATCGAAGAAAACAAAATACGTTCCGACAAGCCTACATGCGCACAAAACGGGAAATGGTTCTGCAATGCCAGTGATGTCCTGCGTTATGCACAGGTCAAAATGCCAAGGAAGCCTAGAAAATTAAAAAAGAAAGTGGCATAAGCCACACGGGTAATTAGCTTAATGGAAAAGCGGTATTCACTTTTTTCTTTACGTTCAGACGGTTTGTGATTGTTTTCAGGAGGAATACAGATACAGGTTCGAATCCTGTATTACCCACACCCAAAGAGAGGGAGCCGTACACCCTTTAAACGTAGCCATGTTAGAGACTTCAAGGCAGTGAAGCAGAGAGCAATTTGTTAGATAATAATTTAACCCAAAGCCGCTGGAAAGGACAGCGTGAGGTGAGAGCCCTCTTTATATGTTATATTCTATATCCTTATTTATCCCGGTGTGTCCTGGCCGACTATCCGGGAACTATTTTTTTTAACTCATTTATTAACCACTAAAAATTATTGATTATGGGACTTATCAAAAAACCTAACGAACTGACAGTTAAGAATGCCCTGTCGGCATTAATCTACGGACAACCTGGTATGGGAAAGACCACACTGGCGTTAAGCTCTCCCCAGCCACTACTCCTGGACTTTGACGGTGGCGTTCACCGTGTGAATGCAGCCCACCGTGTAGACACCGTACAAATTTCCAAATGGGAAGAGGTGGATGAAGTTCTTACGAGCGGAGAAATTGCCGAATACAAGACCATCGTTATTGATACGGCAGGAAAAATGTTATCCTTCATGGATAAATATATAATGAAAAACAATCCCAAAATGAAGAAAGCGGATGGCACACTGTCCCTGCAAGGATATGGAGTACGAAAGAATATGTTCATCAACTTCGTAAACCAAGTCACACTAATGGGTAAATCAGTAATATTCGTAGCCCATGAACGCGAGGAAAAGAACGGAGAGGACAAACAGATACGCCCGGAAATCGGAGGTTCTTCTGCCGGTGACCTGATTAAAGAGCTTGATCTTGTAGGCTATATGGAAGCCATAGGTAAGGACAGAACCATCTCTTTTGATCCGTGCGAGAAATTCTACGGTAAGAATACCTGCAATCTTCCGGCACGCATAAAGATACCAGTTATCATTAATGCAGAAGGTACAATCACCGGACCGAACGACTTTATGACAAAGATTGTAAACACTTATCAGACCTATCAGGAAAAACAGGCAGAACTGTCCTCCGAATATGAAGGTCTTATGGAAGTTATCAAGGAACAGATAGCCATGGTAGCGGATGCGGACACGGCCAACGAAGTGAAACAATCACTGGAGAGCCTGCAGCATATCTTCGACAGCAAATTACAAGCAGGTATGCTACTGAATAAAAGATGCAAGGAATTAGGGTTGAAATTCGATAAAGTCAAAAAAATATATGAAGCAGCCTAGTTATAAAATCTATCCCTCATTACTTGACAAATTCGACAAGTATCTGAGAGCTGATGAAGAAGTGGAAAACTTCTGGAACATTGATAATGAAACCGGAGAGTATAAACGCTCTCCGGAAGAAATCGAAGAGAGCCTGAAGCAAGACCTTCTGGATGCTATCAACCGTGTACCGTTTGAGAGTGAAGCAGCCGACAAGGGAACAGCCTTCAATGCTATCATTGACTGCTATGTCCATTGCGAAAATCACGTGCCGACAGAGCGTTCCCCCTACTCCATCATTGGCGATAAGGAAACCAATACCATACAAGTAGCTTTTCCAGCAACGGATATCGCACCTGCACGGCATTTCCTTTTCGACAGACAATGGTGTATAGAACAGGCAGAGTATTTCAAAGGCTCATTAAGTCAGGTCTATGTATCCGCCATTCTTCCTACCCAGTACGGAAATGTGGAGTTATACGGATTTATCGACGAACTCCGAAAGGATGTTGTTTATGACATAAAATCCACATCTAAATACGAGTTCGGCAAATACGCCCACGGGTGGCAGCGCCATGTCTACCCTTATTGCCTAATTGCTTCCGGTCAGATGGAAAACATAAAGGCATTTGAGTTTACGGCTTATGCGCTGAAAGGCGGTACCAGCCGCACACCGCTTATCAGTGGTACGCAATATCCGGAATATTATACTTACAATCACGAACAGACAGTGAAACTGCTCACGGCACACGTAGAACATTTCATAGAGTTTTTGGAAGCTAATAGAGAATCTATCACGGACAAGAAGATTTTCGGACTGGAATAATGGCACAAGAAGCTATCCTTATAAAAGAAAAAGGTGTGGTAACACTGAACAAGTCCTTTGATTTCATGTGCTCGCAGCTCCGTAACGGTCGTTACAGGTTAATTATCGAACGTTACACAGAGCCGCGCACATTAAGTCAAAACGCCCTGATGTGGCTTTGGTTTACCTGCATCGAGCAGGAAACAGGAACAGAGAAAAATGTAGTCCATAAACACTACTGCCGTAAGTTTCTGAGCGAAACCGCCTATTTCCAAGGAATAGAGGAAGAAATAGTCAGAGGCACATCGGAGCTGAACACCGTTCAGATGACGGACTTTTTGAATAAGGTCAAAGCAGATGCAGCCACGGAACTGGGAATAACACTTCCCCTTCCGGAAGACCGTTATTATAACGAATTTGTCAACGAATATAAATATAGAAGATAATGAAGATCATAAAAGCTAAAATCACCAAGGACAGTACCTTGGTGGCCACCTACAAGGATGAGAATGGTACAACCACCGTAGAAGGCAAGAACCTGGTAACATCAGACCTTATCAATGCATTCAGCAAGCTGAATCCCCACGCCGCTTTGCTTACAGAACAGAAAGAAGTGGACGGTATAGAATCAGTAGATGAAGTGCCTGATATCATAGGACAGGTGCTTGACGTTACAGGGTATTCCATTGGCGGAGATGGAGATAATGAAGGGGTTACTCTGGTAGCCAAACGTTTTCTCAAAACAGGAAAAGTTCTGAACCTATGCGCTCCGTTCACCATGTTCAATAATGAGAATGAATCGTATATCAATGCCTTCGAGCTGGAGCAGGAAATCCAATCCTGTGAGTTCGAAGTCAAAGAGTATCTGTTCAACAAAAAATGGCGAATTGTACAACAGGAACTTCCGTTTGAGGAAGACACGGCGAACGCAGACGTACAACCGGACGCCATTCCAGAAGCCGGTACAGACTTCAATCAAGAGGTTGCGGAATTCCAGCAGGCTATGAATGATGCAGGGGTTGACATAATAATGAACGGAAAGAAAATTAAATCACGTAAACCACGTAAAGTCAAACAACTTGCATCATGATACCGCCGTCCCCATTTTGCGTAACTACTACCCCCAACTGCTTCAAACTAGCCTTCCCATACCATCCAAGATTAGTGGAGCTAGTCAAACGGATTCCAAGTGTAAAACAGAATATCCGGGCAGCCTATATCGCTGACGAAAAAGCTTGGAAGGTATCTCTACAAGATAAGGAATACGTGAGGATGATGGCAGATTGGGCGGTACAGACAAGGATATGCAGCCGGGTACAGCACAAAGTGACAACAAGAGAGTATAATGACTATACTATTCCCGACCTTCCAAAACTTACGGTTCCACACGGATTGCTGTTGGAACCGTACGAATATCAGAAAGAAGGCATCGCTTATGCGCTACAGCACAAGCGGTGCATATTCGGGGACCAACCGGGACTGGGAAAGACATTACAGGCAATAGGCACGGTTACGATAGCAAAAGCGTATCCGTGCCTTGTCATTTGTCCGGCCGCATTGAAAATAAACTGGCAACGTGAATTTAAGAAATTTGCCGGAAAAAATGCCATGATTCTGGATGATCGCAATAAAGCCAGTTGGCACCGTTTCTTTGAGACTAAATGCTGCAACATATTCATAACAAATTATGAATCACTGAAAAAGTTTTTTGTACTTAAAGTAAAGGAGGATGCACGGTTTACCATGAAATCCATTGAGTTTGATCCACGAATATCGTTATTCAAATCCGTAGTCATTGACGAATCACACAAGTGCAAATCCACCAAGACCCAGCAATCCAAGTTCGTAGAAGGAATATGTAAAGGCAAAGAATATATCTTGGAACTGACGGGAACCCCAGTAGTGAACAACAATACAGACCTTATACAACAACTCAAGATAATGGGACGATTAGAGGATTTCGGAGGATACAAGTATTTCGTAGAGAGGTTCTGCGATGGACCTAAACAGTCAAGCAATGTGAAAGAACTGAACTGGAGGTTATCATCGACCTGCTTCTTCCGGCGCGAAAAGGCCAAGGTACTCACTCAGTTGCCGGACAAGTCACGCCAATATATAGAGGTGGACATATCCAATCGCAAAGAATACGACAAAGCGGAAGCCGACCTGATACAGTATCTCCGAACTTACAAGAATGCGGACGATGAAAAGGTGGCCAAGGCATTAAGAGGCGAAGTAATGGTGAAAATGGGAATATTGAAAGCCATATCAGCCAGGGGAAAAATCAAAGTCTTTTCCGAATTCATCCATGACGTGATTGACGGAGGTGAGAAACTGATAGTCTTTGCTTACCTGAAAGAAGTAGTACAGGAATTAAAGAAGATATTCCCTGAAGCTGTCACCGTTACAGGCGAAGACAATGCTACTCAAAAACAGACAGCGGTAGACCGCTTCCAAAACGACCCTTCTTGCAAGCTGATCATCCTTAACTACAAATCAGGAGGTACAGGTCTTACATTGACAGCTTCCAGCCGTGTGGCGTTTATCGAGTTCCCATGGACTTTCTCCGATTGTGAGCAGGCAGAAGACCGAGCACATCGGAACGGACAGAAGAACAACGTAAACTGTTACTACTATCTTGGAAAGGATACTATCGACAAATATATGTATGATGTCATTCAGACCAAAAAAGGAATAGCCAACGGAGTGACAGGGACGGATGATGTGGTTAAGGAGAATGTGGTAGATATGGCAATGAACCTATTCAACGGAAGAATATGAGGAAACAGACAACACCATTATCAGAAAGCCAAATACAACATGATTGTTTGGTATGGTTCCGGTTACAATATCCCAAACTGGCTCGTATGCTTTTTGCAGTGCCCAACGGTGGCAAACGTGATGCCAAGACAGGAGCACGGATGAAGTATGAAGGAGCAGTGAGAGGTGTAGCAGACTTGATTTTGCTCATACCCAAAAAGGGATGGGCTTCCCTCTGTATAGAGATGAAGACACCGAAGGGTACACAGAGCGAGCACCAACGAACGTGGCAGACAGAAGCAGAGAGATACCAAAACAAGTATGTTATCTGCCATTCACTACAAGAGTTCATAAACGAAGTAAATTCTTACCTACAATGACTTATATAGATTACGTAAACCAATTTTGGAAGACACATCAGAGTGTAGCATTTTCCTCGAACGAAGTTTATTTGTACTTCTTCCTTTTGAACGAGTGCAATAGTCGGGGTTGGGAGAATCCGTTTGAGTGTCCCAACAGACGAATCGTCCTCGCAACCGGTATATCAGAACCAACCGTAATTGAAGTCAGGAACAGATTACAGCAAAAAGGTTTACTACAGTTTGAGTCAGGTAAGAAAAATGCGAAATCGCCCGTTTATTACTTAAATGATTTAAGTAAACCCTTAAGTAAACTCTTAAGTAATGACTTAAGTAAACCTTTAAGTAAAAAGGCTAACATTAATATAAGACTTAAGAGTAAAGATAATAATAACTCTAGCGAGTTATTTAAGCCCGAGCAGGAAAAACCTAAAAAGAAGCCTTCAAAACCAAAAACCGAATTTATAGCCCCTACCCTGGAACAGGTGAAAGATTACTTCCGTGACAAGCTCCCGGACTGGGAACAGCAGGCGGAGATATTCTTCTACCACTTCGATGCGCTAAGCTGGAAAAACACCAACGGGGCTAAAATTGAACGATGGGACAGCCGGGCCAACCTTTGGATAATCGAAAAAAGACTTCAAAATGGAAACAAGACTTCAAAAACAGATCACTGTGATAATGTCCCCAGGACAGATACCCCAATCCAGGAAAAAGCCGGAGACACTGACACCGCTCCAGCAGACCTTGAGAAATGGATCAACAGCCTCCCAATTGGTTGACAACTGGTCCGGCACGCAAGCCCAGCTGAATTGTAACCTGACATTAGCACAAGCAATCAGGATTGAGGGTATTCCCACCCTTGCGGACATCAATGCTGTCTTCGGCAACGCCACATCAGTCAGGATTATCACAGAGCACCTGCAATCAATCCTCCGATACGCAGACATTGATATCGCACCTCAACAACTTGCCGAAACGGCGCTAAGCATATTGGCCAGCTATTATTTTCTCAATCTGGCCGAGCTTTGCATATTCTTCACACAGCTTAAAAACGGGAGCCGTGGACAGTTCGTCTGGGGAAACAGGATAAACAACCAGTCCATTATGGTAGCCCTATCGGACTTTTGCAGGGATAGAAGAGACGAGCACGTCAAACTGTCCAATGAAACCGCCATGAAACAATCCCAAAAAGGTTTCACTCGGATAGAAGATGCAGCGTGCGCCATGATTGAGGGAGTAAAAAACATTCAGGAACTCAAAAAAAAGGCTAAAAACGATTTCAGCGCCTTCACAGAACTTTTTCCTAACGTTCCCAACAACCATACTGCCTACACCTATTGGAAGGCATACGGGGGAAATGAGGATGCAATACGGGCTATATACGGAGATAATGCACCACCTCCCAATATAGCAAGCGACGATATAGGAAAATTCTTATGCGAGTATAACATCAGAATCAATCACAAATAAATATTATCAACCACTTCAAAATTAAGTAACCATGGCAAGTAATGAAAGTTTCAAACAGGCAATCAAAGCCTATTTGGACAAACGGGCGGAAGAAGATTCACTGTTCGCCCCCAAATATGCGAATGAGAAGAAAAGCATTGATGAATGCTGTAGTTATATCATGGGTGAAGCCAGGAAGCGTGGTAACGCCGTAGCGATTTCAGACGAGGAGGTCTACGGGATGGCAGTGCACTACTATGATGAGGACGATATCAAAATAAACCGGCTGCCTGCCGGAGAGAAAACGTCCGTATCATCCTCCGCCAAACCTGTGGAACTCACCGAAGAAGATAAGAAAGCGGCACGTGACAAAGCAATCGCACGGCTGGCGGAAGAACAATACCAGACACTCAGGAAGAAAAACGTCCGAAAGAAAGCGGATGATAATGTCCAACAAATGAGCCTGTTCTAATCATGAAACCGAGAACGAAACTTGAGAAACGTGTAACCGGACTAAGCGGCAAACTGTCCGCCGTTACCGAAGTACAAAAAGAATGGGCGAAAGAACACATATTCACCCACGAAGCATATAGGTGCAAGGATGAGCTATGGTGTTCCGAGTGCGGCGGAACATGGATAGACACAAGCAATAGCGAACTGGGAGCCACCCTGCTCGGTGATACAACCGAATGCCCGTACTGCCACCACAAACTGGACGTAAAGGTCAGCCGGAAACGAAAAGTCGAGGAAAAAAAGTACATGTCCATCTTACAGACCGCCGGAGAGTTCCAGATCATAAGACATATACTATGCTGCAAGTACGTCAGAAAAAGGAATTTTGATTTGAACAGCAGACAGGATTATATTCACTATACTTTCTTTGAAGTGGTTCAGGAATGGATCACCGTCGAGGGGAAACGCACCATCATGGCAAAACCGATGAATATGGGAAGCAGCGGATGGATATATTCGGAACCACTGAGCATAAAGGGTGAATACGGCAGTTACAGCTGGAATTATCGTGGAGACCTATATGCGATATGGGGATGGATATATCCAAGAAAGAAACTGATCCCGGAATTGAGAAAGCGGGGAATCGGGAAATGGTTCCCCGATGTACCCCCCTCAAAACTTGTACGAGACCTTCTGAAAGGTGGCAATGATGCGGAATTATGTATCAAGACCGGACAGACGGATATGTTAAAGCACATGTACAAAACGGGCTATTACCAACTCCGATATAAACCGTCCTTCAACATCTGCAACCGCAACCGTTATATAATCAGAGATGCAAGCATGTGGAATGACTATATAAGCCTGCTGTCCTATTTCCACAAGGATCTGCATAACGCCAAATACGTATGTCCCAAAAATTTAAAAGCCGAGCACGACAGATTACTAAGAAAGAAAAATGAAATTGAGGCAAGGCAAAGAAGGGAAAGGGACAGAATAAAGGCTATCCAAAAAGAAAAGCAGCTCAAGGAGGATATAGCATCATTCTACAACCGGATGGAAAGATTCTTCGGCATGGAAATCAAAGGCGACGGCATAGTCATCCGTCCGCTTGAAAGCGTAACCCAGTTCTACAAGGAGGGCAAAGCCATGCACCATTGTGTATACGCCAACAGGTATTACAGACGCAGTGAATGCCTAATCATGACAGCCATAGTCGGAGAAAAACATGTGGAAACCATCGAAGTGAATCTTAAATCTTTTCAGATAGTACAGTCAAGAGCCGTATGCAACGGAACATCGGAGTATCATGACCGCATTATCCAGCTGGTGGAGAAGAACATGAATCTGATCAAAAAACTTACTGCATGAACATCTATCACACAGAACCCAGATTCGACTGCGAGAAATTCGCTCCATGTGGGCGCATCTCCCTGCACAAATGCCGGAAGTACAAAGGCAGACTGGATGAATGCAGGGGATGTACGCTTGTACACCGTAAAGCCAAGACGGTTGCCGGTACGGAAGCCGGAAGAAAGGTTTGTCCGCATTGCGGACGTTCCCTTCCGCTCCACCGGTTCTATAACAGGACTGTCAGATGTGGGGATAAGGAATACCGATGTCTCACCTCCTGGTGCAAGATGTGTATGAGTGAAGTCGCAGCGGAAAGAAATCGTAACAATTAATTTAAGTTTCCAATGAAAAATGTAACGAAAATAGCCAAGAAGTCAGCCGGACTTAGCCAAAAATGTTCGATTTGTCCACTTATGCGAAGATGTACTTTAGAAATCCATAGAGCTTGTTTTGACAGCTTTGTGGAGGGTTTCAAGAAAGGGGCCAGAGCTGCTGAAAAAGAAATAAACAAGAAATTCAAAACGGAACAGAAATGAATGATGGAGTTTATTTTGACCAAAATGGTAACGAGGTAATCGTAATCAATGGATTTGAATACTCACGAGAAGAATTTGATTTTCTTGTGGATATGTGTGGAGATTGCAATATGTAATAATAAAATAAAAAATGAATCTACAATCTAAAATAGATTATTCCATCGCTTTGCTTCGCAAATGTAAACAAATGGCACTTGATTATGACCCAGAGAATGGTTTTTATTTAGCGTTCTCAGGTGGTAAAGATAGTCAAGCCCTTTACCATCTTGCAGTAATGGCAGGAGTAAAATTTAAGGCTCACATGAGCCTTACAAGTGTTGACCCACCGGAAGTAATTCGTTTCGTAAAACAGAACTACCCGGATGTAGAATTGATTAAGCCAAAGATATCTATCTATGATATGGCTTTGAAAAAACACTTATTGCCTACAAGATCAATCCGTTGGTGTTGCGCTGAATTTAAAGAGATATCCGGTGCTGGCAAGGTTACATTGATTGGCGTTAGAAAAGCAGAAAGCACCCGGCGCTCTAAGCGTGAAGAGATTGAACTAAGCGGTCATAAATTTAGCGGCAACTTCGACCAATTCTCTGAACACAAAGAAAAGATGGTTACTTGCGTGGGAGGAAAGGATAAAATACTTGTTTCTCCAATAATTCACTGGACTGATAGGGACGTATGGCAGTTTTTGAATGGGAATAGCATAGAGCATTGCTCGTTGTATGATGAAGGCTATAAGCGCATCGGATGTATTATCTGCCCAATGTCTAACTATAAGCAGAAGTTAAAAGATTGTCAGCGTTTCCCTCATGCGAAACATAAATGGATTCAGACCATACAAAAGTTGATTGATGCCGGATATCTCAACCACAACTTCACCGATGCAGAGTTTGGGTTTAATTGGTGGATAAGTGATAAAAATTTTAACCAATATTATGCAGACGAAGTACTGCAACAGAAAATTGAGTTTAACGTATAACGATAAAGAAATGAATATAGATACAGAATTTAACGTAGGAGATAGCGTATGCTATCTGAGCGGGGATAACATTATCCATACAAGTATAAGCAAAATAATTATCGAAATATCCTATGCTGATGATAGTTTTCTTATGGTTTATAAGCTGTCAGATGGACTTAGTGTACCAAGAAACAATTATCCACAATGGGGAAAAAGACTTTTTAGAGATAAGGATAGTTTAATGAGATATTTATCAGAATCGTAACTAGAGATATATGAATAAGATAGAAAAACTGGCTGGAGAATATAACTCCACCTTTGCTCGACTGGCAGTAATAGAAAGTGAATTGACCGAAGAATGCCAGAAGTACGTTTCCTGGGATACCGTTCAGGTAAGTATCACTGGTGGTGCTCCCATTGTCAAAGCAAGAAATGAGATAGATGCCGTTCCTTTGGAGGATTTTGTTGACCATGTAAACGAATATGGAAGCATGTCAGAATCCGCCTACGGACATTTGGCTTGGTATTCGATTTAAAACGAGAATAGAAAGGAGGAAATATGACATTAGAGCAGATAGTAAAACAAAGCCAAGGGGAACAATATGTTTATCCCGATGTGTTTACAGATAAATGCGGTCTTGATATTATACTTTCTAATGATAAACTTCATGCCGTAAGGTCTTGGGGGTACACCAAAGGTAATCCCAAAAGGCGCGCTACGCTTGAAATTACTACGTTCAGAGGCATTTCTTTAAACGCTGTACATCATTACGGAAAGATAAAGATTCAAGGTGTCAATATGGAATGTGACGGAGAACCGGGACATAGTAAAATGATATTTGACAACAATATCCCATTGGCACATTATACCTATGAGCTTGTGCTTAAACGTCCGCTTACTAAGGAAGAAATAGACAAAGACCCGGAACGATGGGGAGATTACTACGATGAAGGTGATTTGACTAACTGTTTTAAAACAATAGAAGATGTCATTGAGCTTGCAAAACAAGTCTTTCGGCTACGATTTACTGGTGAGTGGGAATTTTATGTAGAAAGCCCATATAACAAATATAGGGGTAAATTAGAAATTAACGTATAA